CCTTAGGAGCAGTTATGAACATTCAAGAAGTTCTTCAAAGCCTTTTATCAGCCAAGAGTGAAGCCATCCGTGGCGGCGCTCCGCATGCTTACGTCCACGGACTTGAGCACGCAATCTCAATCATCCGCATTATGTCGCGTCGGGAGGCAGCATGAACGTCAGCATCGACTTTGAGACGCGCAGCCTTATCGACCTGCCAGAGCGCGGCCTGGACATCTACGCTAAGGACGATTCCACCGAGGTGATCTGCATGGCCTACTCCATCGAGGGCGGCGACGTGCAGCTTTGGACGCCCGACCAACCCCTACCGAAATGGATGTGGTACGAGGACACGATATTCACCGCATGGAATGCGGCGTTTGAGATGAATATTCACCGCTACGTTCTGGGCATCCCAGCGCGCTGGGAACAGTTCCGGGACAGCATGGCCGTGGCAGCAGCCAATAACATCCCTCAGAGCCTGGAAGAGGCTGCTATAGCATTGGGCGTCACTGAACAGAAGGACCCGACAGGCAAGCGTCTGATTATGAAGCTGTCTAAACCTGGCCGGGATGGCAAGTTCAACAAGGATCCGGTCCTGCTGCAGCAGATGTACGAGTACTGCAAACAGGACGTCCGCACAGAGATGGCCGTAGCAGCCGCTTTGCGGCCCCTGACGCCTTCCGAGCAGCAGGTATGGGTGATGACCCAGGAAATCAACGACGTCGGCGTACCGGTCGATCCACAGGAGTTATCGAACGCTATCGCAGCATCGGTGGCCAACAAGGCAAACATCACTTCGGAAATAACCCTACTGACAGGAGGGATAACCGCCAATCAGCCAGCCAAGTTAGTGCAGCGTCTCAAGGAGGCAGGCATCGAAGTCGAGGACCTAACATCCGAGACGGTGGCCAAACTAATGCAGCGTGTGGATCTCCCAAGTGACGTCCGGAGAATCCTGGAGTTGCGCCGACAGGGATCGCTTACTAGCGTCGCAAAGTATGAGAAGATGCTCGAGGTTCAGCACGAGGGATTCATCCGGAACACCCTCGTCTATCATGGTGCCTCCACCGGGCGCTTCGCTTCCAGGGGCGGACTTAATCTGCAGAACCTCGCCCGCCCCCATCTCGATGGAGAGCAGCTCGAAGAGGCGATTGAGCGTGTCTTGGTCCAAGGCCGTAGCGGTACTATGGATGAGCTATCCAGCCTTGTCCGGAGCGCGATAAAGGCGCCAGACGGCTGTGTTTTCGTAGATGCTGACTTCTCATCGATCGAAAACCGAGTGGCGTCATGGATAGCCGGTCAAAATGATAAGGTCGAATTGTTCCGCAACGGGTTGGACGAGTACAAGACGTTCGCATCAAATAGCCTTTATAGGGTTCCGTACGAGGAAGTTACTAAGGATATGCGACAAGTGGCCAAGTCTGCTGTGCTAGGTTGCATGTTTGGCCAAGGTGCTCGAGGGCTGGTTGAATACGCAGATGGATTGGGAGTCAAGCTCACGATGGCACAGAGCGAACAGGCCGTTAAAGCGTACCGTTCAGAGTACTCTAGGGTTCAAGAAACCTGGTATGCAATGAATGATGCTGCGATCCAGGCAATAAACACACCCGGCACGGCATTTAAGCACGGCAAGGTGGTCTTTAAACACACCAAGAATGCGCTGTGGATGCGGTTACCCAGCGGTAGATTGATCTGCTGGCAGCGGCCTCAGGTTGAGCCCCAATTAACTCCGTGGGGCCAGACCAGGGACGGCATTACCGTCTTCAGCCAGAACACTTTTACCCGCAAGTGGGGTCGGAACAACCTTATTGGTTCGAGCATTTTTCAGTCGGCGGTCCAGGCCACTGCGCGTGATATGCTTACCGAGGCCATGCTTCGGCTTAAGGATGAAGGTTTTGTAATGGTCAACTGCGTTCACGACGAGATCCTCCTGTTGTCAAGGGAGGCAGATGGGGAGTCCGCCTTGGGGCGTGTTGTCGATCTAATGACAGCACCACCCAAATGGGCTCCAGATTTCCCCCTCGCGGCGGAGGGGTGGTACGGGAAGCGTTACCGCAAGTAAATCAGCAGTTCCACTTCCGCAGTGATTTGTTAATCCTCGAGTCAGGATCGTTCGCGGTCTTGGCCGAGGTTAACTTCTTCTTCATACCTTTCATGCGGGCACAGAACGAATCCCTCCGCGGACCGCCTTCGGGCTGCGGGCGCTTCAGCGTGCCGCCGGTCTCAGCCTTGTACGACGCCCGACCCTTGGCGTTCAGTCCACCCTCTGGGTTCTTGCCTTCTTTACGCTGCCATGCCGGCGTGGTGCTGCCGCCCTTAGCCTTCTCGATGATCCTGGAATCGATCACATCCAACGGGCTCAGTTTGCGGGCCTGGGTTGTGACAAAGTCCTTGTTAAATCGATCTATGGGCAGCGCATGGCCATACTGCTTGCCAGCGAAGGGGTCTACCAGTAGCGCCTCAACACCGGGCGCCTCGCCCGTCTGAGCGGCTCTCTTGGCAGCGTAGTAGTCTGCCACCCGGCGCTGTGGTGATGCAAAGATCTCTTCCTTGCCGGGTTTGCCAGCAAAGCCGCGGTAGACCTGCTGCAGCATCTTGGCGGACTGTCCGCCGCCTGCCAGCTCTGCAAGACCGCCTTCTGCCTTTTTGCGAATGGTGGCACCAGCAGGGCCCAGTTTCAGGCGGTCAATCTCAAACCGATCACCCAACATGTAGCGCAGGTACTCCTGCAGCTCGTCAGGGCGGAAGCCCTTCTGGTACGTGTCGCGCGATGTAATCATTGACATCGGTTCTGGACCACGCCGTCCTGCAGCCGTCATAACGTCCGCGCCGCGAGTGGTAATGATTCCCATTCCGCCCGGTTCCATCACACGACCAATGTCCGTGACGATCTCATCGCGGGCCTCTCTTGGCACCACGTTGAGCACATTCAGGTTGGTAAGGCGGTTGTATGCGTCAGAAGGGATGTCCTGCGGTTTGCTGTACGTCGGATTCCAATTCTTCGCGAACGGCTCATAGGTCTCGTATTGACCCGGCATAACCTCTGCGCCCTTGCCAAGGCCTGCACCGTAATCCAGGCCACGACCCTGCATGCCACGACGCATGAATTCTTCGGAGGCCTTCTGGTACGTTGGCAGGGTGCCAGCGATCTGCGTGCGAGCTGCATTCTCTGCGGGAGGCAGCGAAAAGGAATTTAAAAAGTCGTTCAAAGGATCTGCCGCCTTGGGGCGCAGTGCCTTATATCCTGCTTTGGCTATTTCAGGAATTTTTGATTTCATTGTTACTCCGGATTGTTAACGCCGCCGGTCTTAGGTTTTAAGAAACCCAACTCGTCCCACGAGCGCAGAATTTTCTCATCTACCAATTGTGACGGCACGCCTACCGATGTCCGGTAATTGTAATCAGACAGTGGACGACCAAGTTCTTTCAAGGCGCGTGCCTCAAGATTACGGAACACGAATTGCCGGGGAATTGTCGGCATTTCTCCCAACAGATCGCCATGGAGAATTTGACTATATGAACCGTGAAGCGCCGGGTTAACCGACTTATGACCAGATAGCGTAAATATTGAAGGACCAATTGCACCTAATTCAGCACCTTCAATTCCCGGCTCTGTTGTCTCTCGAAGCACTTTACTTAAATCTAATGCGGGCGCGGTCTTTGGTTTTGAACCAAGGCGCTCGACCAGATCCCCGCGCTGCTTAAATGTCATTCGATTAAGCGCATCTAATGCCTCAGCCTCGGTCAGTCCGCCAAGAGATTCTAAACCAGGTATCTTTCTGGCAGACATTTCAATCTCTGCTAATCTCTCGGGTCCAAACTTTCCTTCTTGAAAATTCTTTTGAAACTCCCTTAACGCAATTTTTGAAACGTCTCGATTTGATTTGTGCGCTCCAGGAGACATAAGCATGGGCGAAACCACAACATTCTTCGGGCCGCCGGCTTCATTCATTGCATTTAAAAGACGTGATGCCGCACCGGGGCTATCTACTCCCCAAGCTGCTCCTTCGTGAATGCGAGGAAACATAGGACCGCCATACAAATTGCGGGCAAGGTCTACTGCGGTCCTATCAGACATCGTACCAAGAATCGTCTTGCCTTCTAACTTGGTAAGGTCAAAAGGGTTTAATTCTTTCAGCGTTTGAACTGCTTTGCCTTTTGCATACCCGACAACGCCGCCTGTTGCTTTTTGTTCTGGCTCGTCCAGGTACATATTAAGCATTGGGGCTGCGGTACCAAGTGCGGTTCCTAAACCGCGGACTAACGGATGTGGAACAAACGCCATGCCGGACCCAAGCGCGCCAAGGCCGCTGATGATCCCGCCACGAACGTCTCCGGCGAGGAAACGATTACGTGTGTCGGCTGCCTGTGCGCCAAGACTTGCACCAGCCACAGTGCGACCGAGCCAGGGAGGAACGCCGCTTGCTGCACCGTAAATAACCTTTCCAGTTTTGCTTACTGAAGGTGGCAGTTTAGCGGCAAGCCTTTCTGTTATGGGGGCATTACGAGCACGCATAGCAGCCTCACGAGCTTCGCGAGCCTGCTGTTCTAAATACTTTTCAATAGTCGGCGGTGCGTTTTTGGTAATACCTTTGGATACCTTGCCGGATCCAACTGGAGCACGACGAGCCTTATACTCTTCGACAACTTCTTGAACCGTCTCTCCTGGGCCCGCACCGTAACCAGTTTTTGCGGAATACTTTTGCCCTGACGAACGGGGATCAAAAGGTTTTCCTGCTCCCGGTGTTTCCGCAGCCGTTTTTGGTTTACTGATGGCTTCGTACCCACCTTTGACCACCGAGCCGATGGGCTTTCCAGCAACAGCACCAACACCGCTCCAAAAAGCGGTGCTGTCCGGTTCCGTTCCAAAAAACTCAGCAGCCTTGTCTATGCCTTTGCCAACGAGAGACCGGTTTGCTGCGGCCTCTTCTTCCATCCTGGCACGAAACTCAAACTCTTCTAATTCCTGTTCATCCATTAGGAACCTCTCCTGCTGCGAAGATATTCTTGGTAACGGCGCTCTTTGTCTGGATCAGAAAACGCGCGGGAAGCAGGTTTTGCAGATCCCTTGCCTTCAACGGGCATTTTCTTTTCTAACTTAACGTCCTCGGCCATGATTTTTTCAAGACGAGCCTCGTATTCTTTTTCAATTTTCTTATAACGAGGATCGTTCTTAAACGCATCGAAGTTACGGATGTACTTGCTTCCATCGCCATAAATTTCGCTAAGTTGTCTTAGAGTTTCTTGGCGAGCAATCATCATCTTAGCTTTCTTGTAGACAACCTCAGCCGGATCATCAATGCTAATAGAAGCCTTTTCCAAAATCTTACGCTCACCGTCTGAAATCTGACCTTGTCCGTTCATAACAGCGGAAGCGTCAAGTTCCATGTTAGCCAAGATGCCAGCCAGCTCGTACCGTTTTTTGGTGTCGATTGTTGTCGGAAGCGTTTTGTAAATTGCGTCACTAATTTTAGAGATCGAGATACTTCCGGTTGGTGTTGTGACACCAGACGCAAGCAATCCTGAAATTGCATTTCTATATCCAGGTCCTGAAATAACGCCAGCAATAGTAGGATCTTCTGAAACTAATTTAGCAACGCGATTTGCTCGTGATAGTCGCTCTGTTATAACCAAAGGTTTGGTGTCTTGGTTAAACTGCTCGCGCATCTTCTTGTCAGTTTCAATCTTTGCCTGTGCAGCAGCAACTTCGGTTTGCTTTCTAACTTCCATTTCTGATTTAATTTCTGGAAGCGATTTACGAGTTGCGGGTGCTGCAGGTGCAGCGGGAGTTTCCGGAGCCGCAGGGGCTGCTTCCGGAGTCATCGTACCAACAGACGGCTGCTCGGCTTTAGGTTCACGCGGTTTGATAGGGGGTTGGCCTGCGCGGATGTCATCAAAAATGCGCTTGCGCACTTCCAGTGGAGCGCGGTTAAATACTTCTCCAGCGCCCTCGCGGGTAACAGAATCCCTTGGATCAATGCCAAGGTTGCGCATCGACTGCTCAAGTGCCTGCTTGTCCTCCGGAGTAAACTCGTCGTATGTAAAGTTTTTTGGTGCTGCCTCTGCCGAAGGGGCTGCCGTACGAGGGGGTGCGGCGGGGGTTGCTGCAGGCGCGGGTGCCGGAGCAGCAGGAGCAGCCGTAGGAGCCTGAACAGGAGCGGCCTTTCCAGTGGGTAAATACAAATCTGGATTCTGGTCAATCATCCGACGCGAAACCATTTCAATCTTTGATTCGCCTGTTTGCGGATCTGTAATGGCAACTTCCACGTTAGGAACATTGTAATCAGGATGCTGCTCTCGCTTAATGCTCTCTGTTGTTTGCGTTTTTAGCCACTCTTTTTCAAGGTCTTCCGCTTCTTTGTCTCGCCCAGTGCTCATTAAAAATTGCATTTTTGCGGCAATGTTTGGCGGAATTGGTGTGAGATTGCTTGATCCGGGTTGTGCTGTTCCTTGTGCTCCGCTGCCAAGTCTTCCTTGCAAATATGCTCTTGTATTTTTGGCCTGTTCCTGTTGTGCCCGGACAGCAGCCATGTCAGAACGCATACGGAACAATTCTGCGGCTTCCGCTTCTTTTGATTCTCTGCGTTTTGACAAAGATTCAAGTGTGCTTCCGCGCCTTCCGGTTCCACCCCAGGCCAATACGTCTTTTATCCACTCACCAAAAGGATCTTTTGCCGCAACTTTTTGTTGGTAAATTTTCTCCATGTCTTCCAATATGCTGGAAGGCACGGGGACACCACCTTTTGGTGTGGGAACAGCATAACGTGCGGGCTTAGTCCCAGCAGCCGGTTGACCATAAATTAAAGGTGCTGCCGGAGCTGCCGGAGCTGCATCGTTAGCCGCTTCAACTTGCTGCCCGTCGCTAAAATATTGCAGACCAGATTTACTCATGGATTGCCACCTGTATCGTAACCCCAATATTCGTCATCATAGCTTTCGCCATCATCATATCCGTAGTCATACTGCCCTGGATTGCTTCCGTCATATAAGCTTTTTGCCCAATCAACAATTCCGGTCAAACCACTCTTAATGCCTTTAAGTCCTTCACCGCCGCCTTGAATAAGTTGATTCAATCCGCCAATTTGGCCTAGCAAGCTTTGATTTAGTTTTGTCTTTTCACTAACAGGAACCCGAGTCTTGCCAATAATGTTGGCTAAGTTTACGTACCCGGCGTATGGGTAACCTTGTTCAAGCGTTGCTGTATCCAGCGCCGACTTGACTTCTTGGCCCCCAATGTTGCCAAGGCCGGCTGCTGCGCTTACGCCAGTCTGTTGAGCCTGAAGTGCCGCTTGCATCTGCTTTTGGAACAGATCTGTTGCCGCCTCTTGCTGGGCTCGCTGTACGCCAGACAAATTCATCCGGCTGCCAAACCCGCCACCAGCGATCGCTTGTGCGTTCTGTTTGGCCGCGATGTCCGGCATGATTTGGCTCAAATAGTCTGTCTGCGCCTTAAACAATCCGCCCATTGGGGTGCTTACGTTTGGCGTGACTGTTTGCTGCCCACCGGGCCCAGTGCTCACCATCCAAGGGTTAGCTGCGCCTGTCCCGATCGCTGACAGAACGTCTGCGCCCCTTTGGAAAGTGCTGCCAGGACCAAAAGCGCCCGTTGCATATTGAGCCGCTGTTTCTCCAATAGCGGGTTGCTGTACCTGAGCCGCACCTTTAACAAGATTTTCCTGCGCGGTATTAAACCACGCAGGCATCGTCTGTTCTTTTACTTCGGTGTCAGTTAAGAAATCATTTAGTCCGGCCATTTTTTCTTCTCACTTTTACGAGTGCTTCTTCAAGATAAACAAGGGGCCCTTTGCTGTCTTCCGGCAGCTCGGAGGGATCTGCATTTCGCTTATGTTCGCGAATGGTTCTTAGGAATTGGTCGAGGGCCATGGCGCCAGCATCATTGTCGCCGTTTCCAAGACTAGATACAACGTCAGCGGGGATGACAAACTCACCGCTTGCAAGCATAGCAGGGACACTATCGCTAGTTCCATCGCCGTCGCCTTTCACGTAGCGGTGAGCCAGAGAGGCACCGCCTTCTGAGAAGAACTCAGGGTTGTGATCTACTAGACCGCCTTCAGCGTAGCCGGGATCTGTGTAGTCCTGGTTACCTTCTTCGTAATACCCTAGTTCGCGCATCATCGCTTCACGCTGTTCGCGCTCACGCTCCATCCGGCGCTCTTCTAAGATAGCCTCAATCTCTTCGTCCGTCAGGGCTTGTTTCTGCTCTACGGGTGCAATTTGTGATAGCGGCACGCCAGTCTGTCCTTCTTCTAATGTTGTAAATAGCTTGATGTCCGGAGACAAACCCATAACGGGAAGCGCATAATCTTCAAACGGAAGCTGTCTTTGTTGCACTGCCGCTGACGGGGTTGGCGTTGGGGTTTTAGGTAACTTTGGCGCCGTAGTTTTTGTTGGGTCGGTAGTTTCAACAGGATCCACTGGATCAACCGTTGGGGGTGTAACATTTGTTTTTGTCACAACATCAACAACCTCACCCGTGTCAATATTGACCGTGGTTGTGGTGGATGTGTCGTTGTTTGTATCGTAAGTTGTAGTTGTTTCTGTATTGTTATTTAGATCCGTAGTTACTTCTGTTGTGACATTGTTGTTTGTGTCTGTAGTAACGTTGGTTGTGACGTTAGTATTATTATTTACAGTAGTTTGAGTTGTTACGTTTGTGTTGTTATTTGTCTCAGTTGTTGTAGTTGTGTTATTGTTATTATTTGTTTCCGTCTGAGTTGTTACGTTTGTATTGTTATTTGTCTCAGTTGTCGTTGTGGTGTTGTTATTTGGGTTTGTCTCAGTCTGAGTAGTTGTGTTGGTATTATTGTTTGTTGTTGTTTCGGTGGTCGTGCCGGTGTTGTTATTAACCTCAGTCTGAGTTGTCGTATTGTTGTTTGTGTCTGTAGCCGTAGTGGTTGTTACATCACCCTTTGTTGTCGTGGTTGTATCAGCCGCTGTGGTAGTGCCGGTCGTTGCTGCGGTTCCGGTCGTTGCTGCGGTTCCGGTCGTTGCTGCGGTTCCGGTCGTTGCGCCAGGGAACAGCGAGTTGTTAATCTGCTGAATTGTTGCGGGGTCTACACCAGCATCCGACAGAATCTTGGTCGTGTTCTCAACCTGCGTTTGGATGTCGGCACCACTGTTCATTACTTCATTAACGCCAGCAGCAACTTGAGATGATTGTGTTTCATCCAAACCGGCGCTATCTAAGGACGTTGCAAAGTTAAGGATGGCTTGGTTGCTGATCATGTCATCGGCAACCCGAGAAGCTTCCTGATTTGACATGTTGAGATCCGTTGCAAGGTACTCAACAATGTTCTGCTTAACTTCTGTTACCGTTGCCCCACCACTTAGAGCAGTACTAATGTCGTTACGGATTGCCGACAGATCTGCCTGGGATGCACCGGAGCTCATCAGGCTATTATCCAATGTGTTTATGTTGGTGGTGACTGAGGCAATAGAACCAACAGTTCCAACAGTAACTATAGAACTCATTCCGCCCTGGAACGCAACGCCTTTGGTGTCTAATGCGTTATCTAAATTAACAATCTTTTGGGTTCCTGCCTCAATAACAGCACCTTCTCCGCCCTCAATAATAGTTTCTTTTGCTGTTGTTTTGGCAATAACACTGGCTGCGCTATCTGCTGTTCCTTTGTTGCCGAAGATTTGTTTAGTAAGCGCGTTACCGCCAGGAGCCATCATCAAGCCGGTTGTCATCACAGAACCAAGCGCCAGCGCTTTCTGAGATGCTTCCTGCGCCTGTGCGTCGGCCTGTGCCTGAGTCATTTCCCCTGAGCGAACCTTTGAGGCCAACTCGTTTTGGGTTCTCTGGTAAGCATCTTGCGCTGCTGATCCGCCAGATTCAAGAGCGTTTAAAACAATATCAGTTCCAATACCAAGCTTCAAAGCTATTGAGTTTGCCACGCCAGCCATCTTGGCTGCTGTAAGGACACCGCCAGACGCCATGAGTGTGGCCAACTCTTGAATAATTTCTGATGCAACCAAACTTCCGACATACAAAGGCTGGTTGAAAGGAGACGCGGCAATAATCTTAAGCACGTCAGAAGCACTCTTAGCGTTTTTAATTGCGTTCTCAAACTCTACCTTTTGAGCCCGCACTGAATCCGGCATGGATTCGTCAGCTTGTTGACTTAAAATCTTGGCCGCTTGATCAAGTTCTCCGCCACGTTCTGTTAACCCCAAAGCGTTTGCCACACCCGCTGCGGCACCCACGACTTCAGCACCGGCGCTAGAAGTGAAATGGCCAACTGTATCTAAAATAGAAGAATCTTTTGTGGTTGTAATTTTTGGCGCTGTTGACAGCCCAGTTACCGGATCAATTCCCGCTTTGGATGTGATGCTGTCGGCCATCAATGTAAACATTTGACCACCAGCGCCAGACAACATTTCAGCGCGCTGCTCCGGTGTTGCATTAGCAAACCGGTCAAACTGAGTCATTAACTCCGTGGGAGACAAACCAAGCGGGTTATATAGTGCCGGCTGTGATGCTGCGTTGCTTAGGAAGCTGTTTGCCGCCAAAGGCAACCGATCCTTACTAAAGCTTAGGTCTGCTTGTTTAGTTAAGTTTTCCTGGGTCTTCTCGTCTGCTGTGCTGGTGCTATATGTCTTTGTTTCACCGGTTACTGGATCTTCCCAGGTAAACGTACCGCCGCCTTTTTGGCCGGTCAAGTTGTAGTTTAGATCTCGAGCCGCGTTAAATGCTTCGCCAAAGGTGGCGTAGTTTAGTGGTGCGCCTTGATTAACATCTCCGCCTGTTGCTCCAGTAACACCAGTCAGCGTAGTGAGACCCGCTGTTGCTCCGGTAACTCCGGTCAACGTAGTAAGTCCTGCTAGATCACCGGAGCGGTCAATTGTGTCTTCTGCGTTTACATCTCCAGCAGCTACCGTTAGCCCGCCCACTGGACCGGTTGCTCCCGTTGCGCCAGTGTACGGAGCGTCACCAATTGCATCGGTGGCTGTTCCGGTAATGTTGCTGCTTACTGATGCAACCTGCGTGTTTTGTACGCGGCTGGCAATATTTGTAGCTACATTGGGGTCATTAACCTTGTTACCGGCCTGGATAACTTTGTCCAGTCCCATAATAGCATCCGCAACAGCCATGGGGTTGCCAGAATTAACGGCAGCGATTACCCTGGTTGCGGCTCCTGCGGTTCTAAGGTCTTGGCTGTTTGTAAGATTGCCGGCGTAAGTTAGAGCAGCCGCCCAGTTTTTGTTTTCCAGAGCTGCAATCAAATTCAAACCATTGCCAACATCGGCAAGAGTAATATTGCCTTCTAATTTAATTCCGCCTGCAGCCCCAGCAATTGTTGGGTTATCTAAAAGCCCTCGAACAATTCCAAGTGCGTCGCCGTTCTGTGCTGCTTTAGCTACGTTTAACGCTGTGGCAATGTCTGCATATCCGCGAGCACCAGCCAGTGCGGCCAAGCCACCAAGAACGTCGCCGTTGCGAATTGCCAGAATGGCCTGTGCGGCTTTGGCAAACACGTTGATACCTGGAACAAACGAAGCTAACGTCAGCGCTGCGTTGACCTTATCCATGTCGCTGGTGCTGGACATGTAGGTCATAAACTCTGGCTTGCCCGTGGTTGGGTTGATCACCAGAGCGTATTTGGTTGCATCCTTTCCAGTGTAGGTGGCGCCCACATCCATGGAAAGTTTGTCGATCAGGTCGTTTGTCTGAGTGATTAACTGATCACCAGAATACAGACCTTTGCCTGTGAGGACATCCTCGGCAAACCGGCGGATCTGATTGCCCTCCGGGGTTTGCGTTGTCTCTGTGCGGATCTTTGCCGCTTCTTCCGGAGTCAGTTCTCTAGTAATTACCCGCTCGGCATCAAACGGATCTTGAATCTGAGTGTAGTACCTGCCGGTTGGACGACCATTTTCATCGTATTGCTCAAATACTTCCAGGTCTTGCCGAATGTCCTTGACGTTGAGCTGGCTGATGTCCTTGATGCCCATCTTGAGCATGTTGCGGGCCATGTCAAGCACGACCTGCTGAGCTGCTGTGGGCTCGCCGCCAAGAATTTGTTTGGCCACGTCATAATCAAAACCAATGCTTTCGCCCTTGGTAGAGAAAGCCCCGCCAGCCAGTTGAGTAATGTTAGGCGCAATTTGACTCGCCAGGTTAAGAAGCTCAACTTTGTCGTAGCCTCTTCCTTCGTAGTCGTATACTAGATCTTCTTTTTTAGGCTCTGCTGCGCCTGTAACCGCGGTAGTTAATGCTCCGGTTGCGCCGGTTGTTGCGACTGTAGAGGCCTGTTCTAATCCGCCGGTTGGGCCTGTTGTGACTGTGGTTTGAATTTGGTTAAGACCACCCGTCGTTCCCCTTGTCGTATCAACCTGGGTTTCACCACCAACCGTATCAACCTGGGTTGCTCCACTGACGGTGTCTTGTGTTGTATCCGCAGTGGACGTTCCTGTAACTGTTCCTGTTGTAGAAACATTGCTAACTAGGTCTAATCCGGTTGGGCCGCCAGTTATGGTGGTTGTGTCAACGGTGGGGGTGTATGTATCAAACGTGGTTGGGGTATATGAATCTACAACAGGCTCAAAGCCGCCGCCCCCATCTAGAATCACGTTATTCCGCGTGTTTCGCCGGAATGTTGGCTCTGCCGTTTCAAAAGTAGATGCGTTCGTGCCAAAAGTGGGCACGTTTGTACCCAAATTGGTTACGTTTGTATTAGTGTTTGTTACATTGCCAATATCAACCGGCTGAGTGAAATCCAAGTTCAACCCGGAGAAATTATTAATGTCCGGTATTCTGGACAGCGAAGACGTGTCTATCGGGCTGGTTACGTTAGGCAGGTCAAAGCCAGGCCCCGACAGTTGCATGTCGCCTGTATCTTCAAAATCTGTGAAGTAACGGGGGTTTTGTCGGGAGAAGGCCATGGATTATTTGTGTGGTTTCTATATCCAATAATGCACAAAACAAGGGCTTTTAGCCCTAACTGGTGGGGCCATTAACAATCAAAATGATCGCTTCCGCCCAGTCTCTCCAATCCGAATACGAGTCTGGTCCAGGCAATCCGTAAACAGAAAACGTGCTTAGACTGGTCATTGAATTGGCAAACGCCTGCCAATTATCTTCAGTCACGTAAGGAAGCGGCTCTTCACCAAAATAATGGAGCATGCTCCCGTTCCAATTATCCCAAGTTGTGTCCTCGGCCAGGAACGGGATGTCTTGGATTATTCGGGTCATGGCTACGGACGCTCATCGCCGAATTCTGCTGTAATAAGGATACGACCCATCTCAAAGTTACCGTTGACTACGTTGGAGTTAAATACAATCCTTGACTCCCGGTTCTCAATACGCAGGTCTACTTTGCCGTCGTTTGGGCCAAAGGTAAACACCGGAGACTGCGCCTCCTCTCCCCTTGCAAATTTTCGACCTATAATCTGTAGTGTCATGTCTTCAGTTTGCAGGAAGTCTGGCTCAATACGGCGAAGGTGAATACGGCGGTTTACGCCCTTCGGAGTGTCTTGGGAAGGGTCACCCCCTACCCAACTAATGTCGCAGGTTGTAATCGACGCCGGGATGGCCAGAACGCCATCGTCACTCTGGCTGTTAACCCCGTATTCTTGCTGCCATATTGTGTAGCCGTTTCTGACTGTGTAGACAGGGCTGCCAATTGCGGGAGCCGGATTAAACGCTTGCGTGGCTGTTATCAGTGTTGAGTTGCTAGACAAACTGTACGCCGCAGATTGGACGGTGTAAAACGGATCTTCTGGAATCTGCGAAAACTGAAAATTTGTGCCCGGCGGAAATGTAGACGACACGTTGCCGTTGACATAAAACTGACTAGCTGTCGGGGCGGGCTCTCCAACAGGAGTGGCGATCGTGTTGTACTGAGCGCCGTAGGTTGCAAAGTACTCCCAGCCGCACCAGATTGGGCTGGGGAACACCTCTGTGGTGTATCCACAAGAACGGCGAGCGCCTTCTGCTTCCCCGGCATCGTACCAGAGCTTGTCCTTAACGTTAAACACAATAGCATCGGTACACTCTGTAGCCGTGCCGCGAGGATAAAAGAACCAGATCTCGTTATACCGGGGAACCTTCGTTGCCCATACTTTGGATCGCTGCTCGAAGTTCAGGTTGTCGTAAATCCAGTTTAGGTTTTTGTCGTTTGGCAACACCTGAACCGCACCGTTATACAGATAGAAACGGTCAACACCCATCCAATAATAGATGCCGTCCATCTCCACGATGGCGTTGGGCGACATAATTGAGATCTGGCTAGAAATAATATCGTACTTCCAATACTGGTTTGCATCACCAGTAAACGAAACACGAATCAAACTGTCTGTGGCCCAGAACAAACCTGAAGGAGAGTTTGTACCGCCTCGTACCGGCATGCCTTTTACAATCTTACCCGAAGACATGTTAACTCGGTTTGCTAAGGGGCCGTTCCAATCAGTAAAACTTTGGTCCGCGTAAGTAGAATCAACGTGGTTGTTTGCGATGAACCCGTTTGATCCGTATACAAAAATAAACGGATATAAAACGCACACACCTCCGTCAACTACAATTGGCGCGTACGTTGGGTTGGCGCCTCCGCTGTCTGCAAGGCCGTAGAACTGCCATACGTTTCCAACACCAGGCAAAATGTTTCCTGCGTAAACCTGTGTTGGGATGCCGTTATCAATATTGCCAAGGTTTAAACCTGGGTGAGCAAGAACCTGTAGAGCCCCGCCTTGCGGATTGTACTGCAGGTCAAACTGCCACATGATGTTTGAGTTTGCGGTAAACTCATAGTCAGCAATCCACACAAGCAGCGGAATGCCGGCAGGCATTGATGTCGTTAGTGTGACACGGGTAACAGTTCCGGCCTCTACGGCCAGGATGTTATCCATGGATTCTGTAATCAGGTTGTCGTTGTTTTCTGCTTCTAAGATGTCATTTGTTAGCGCTACGGTCGTAGACGACAATACCGTGTATTGGGGCGCGCCAGGGGTCTGGCTAAATACTAACGTCGTCCCAGGAATAAATACCGTTGTCTGGTCACCATCAACGTCAAAAGTATTGACGCCCCAACCAATCAAAGAAAACTGGGAATATCCTACGTTTAAAACAGACCGATACGGTCCGCTACCCACACCAAGAGTTGTGCCAGTAATAAACGCATCGATGCCGGTTTGATTACCGACAAACATATAGTTCAGACTGTCGTAGGCGTTGATAATCATGCCGCGTGGAATGCCAGCAGGATCTCGGAACATTTGGCGATAGCCGCCCATCTTCTTGGGGACGCCACGCTGGAAGCGCGTCCACTGCCCATCAGTAAACTCGCGGGACTCAAAAACGGTTCCGTCGCGTTTGATACCCGGCTTTACGCCAAGGGTATAAATATGAGAAAGGTTATCGTCAGCCATTACGTAAATGTACCGCCTGCAATTTTACCGGCTTTAAGTTCTCCGGGTGTTGAGACAACAAAACTTCCAGGAGTTGTGCCATCCATCACAAAAATGTCCGTTCCGTTGGATGACACACGCATGTCTCCAGACGAATCTAAGTAAATGCCCGTGTTGGTATCAGAGGTAAATGTAAATGATGGTGAGGCAGCAGATCCGTTGTCTGCGTAATAAACACCTGTAGTAGACTGTGTCAGGATGTACAGGTTTGCGCCATCACTGAGCATGAGTGCCGTTACGCCGTTAGCAAAAGCTAAAGGGGGTTGCGAGCTGCCAGAAACTTGGAAGGTTACGTTATACCCACTCTGCCCTGTGTTGTTATTGATCACGTAGATCTGTGTGATCTCTGGCAACAAAACATTTAAATTGGTTGTTCGACTGCCTGACGTTGCAACGTAAGTTTGAATGGTAGGAGCAAACGTAATGAGATTTAGCGTGTTGCCAGGAATGTTGTCCACGTCGTATACCGCAGACGTGTATGTAACAGAAGACTGACGCGCTAAACCTACGGTAAAGAAGTTACCGTTTATGTCGTCAAATACGACAATTGCGGAGTCAGACGGGAAGAACGTTTCCGTACTGGTGCCATTAATTACGCTGCCACCCGGTGCCGTGACGTTAAGCGCTCCGGTCCCACCATTACGAATCATCACAAACCAGCCTGCACTTAATGTAAGCGGGTTTGGTAGATTGAACGTGCCGGCGCCGCTAGTCCACACGTATGCATACGCCCGTGTGCTTTCGGACAGTGTTGGCGCTACGTTAACAGCAAAAACCTCCGTAGAGGTTTCTAGCTTCCCAAGCAGATTGATAAGGCCGTTACCGACCAGCGCCGCCGCATCAGCAGTAGATGTTCCAACGCCGTATGCAAAGTTGGCATAGACGCCGTCAACGGTTGTGTTACTGGTTAGGTAGAAGTACCGAGCCTCTCCAGCAGGAATGTTTACCGAAGGAGATCCAGACTGAACTTCAACCAGGAAGTCTTCGGCTCCTACGTTACGAAACAGAATGTCGGAACCAACAGATTGCTGATTGCCCGGAGGCAGCGTGATAGTTAGCCCTGGTGCTAACGCGTTGCAATCCATAATACGAGCGGCGGCAACGGTTAGTGCTCCCTCCTGGGTATAATTTGGCCAGGAGAGCTCTTTGTCAGTGCTAAAAGTTAGGGCGTAGTAGCTGACGTCTGTCGGCTGAACTACGTCCCCGGTGAATGGCGAGACGTATGATGTCATTACGGCTCCAGAACGTTCGTATTGCGGTCGATGTTCCGGCTATTGTTTTCGCTCTTCAACGCGTTCATCGCGTTATCGTACATCTGTTTCCAAATTGCCAGCTTGTCTGGGCTCTTCAAATAACCTTGAGCTTGGAGCAGCGTGCCAAAAAGAATAGCCTGCGGGGCTTCCTGGGTAATCAGGTTTTCCTGATTTGTCACATCCAATGGCTGAATTCTACTGTAATAAATAATCTCAACCGGATACGCGGCGTTAGGAACCGGCGCCAACATCCAGTGGTTGTAATCATAATCTGCGTAATACTTTGGCTGCCCTTGACTAGACTCAGCTTGATATTGGGCAACATACTCCTGTGAACGATGGAGAACGGGCTCGCCGTTAATCTTCATTGAGACGGTTTTTCTCCACCGTGCCGGCTTGATTAGCACCGATCCGGGGTTGCCTGTGGTGGTTGTCGTAGTGACAACGTTTAATTCCCACAGGGTCTTAACCTGTGCGGCAATCTCCTGCTCGGCCATGGAGATGAGTCTTGGAATCTGCTGGACGAACGATGTGTCATCCCGCTCAGAGTACCTGATCACGTCCTCGACCAGGCTGTCGTATGTCATTACGTAGGCTGGCATATTATCGAGTGTAGTATGAAATGTTAGGCGTGTAGTAAATTGGAGACTTGTCGCGCTCTTCTGCTGCGGCCATCTCGTACCACATGTTAGCTTGCTGCTCTAAATATTGAATGCGAGCAAGGTCTACATTGGGAAGCTGCATGGCAACCTGGTGCGACAGTTGCTTTTGAATCGCCGCAATCCAGCGGTTAGGAACATAGAGCTCGTTAGTCAGCGTGCCAACGTCCTGAAGCTGTTTCTCAATGATTAACTGAAACACCTGGAAGTCATCGTTTGGGA